CATATCGAGAGCATCTGTGAAGAGATGATCTTCTCCCATTTCTTTGAGGAGAGATCCATCTTCGCCACGCACAGAGAAAAGAGGAGTCTCTTTATCTCGTCCAATTTGCAAAGGGCAAAGCGCGGCGACATCTGGATTCGATTCCATGACTTGCCACAATCGAATGATGTCCTCTGCATCAAAGATCGAGTCATAGTCCACCGTGAGTATGTACTTCGTTTCTAGACTCTTCAAAGCGATTTCAAAGAGACGCTGTAGGCTCTGTCCCCAAAAGACTCCGGTCGCTCGAGTGACTTTGAAACCCAACTTGTGCGCTGCTTGATGCACCTCGCCTTGGGTATCCGTCCAACAAACGCGAGGAAGAGACATGATGCACTCGATGTCCTTCATGGGGAACGATGGCGACGGACGCGAGAACTTCCGTGCAACGACTGAAAGCTTCGTGCGCGTTTCATTCCACGACCATCCATCGCGGCCTCTCGACACCTCAAAGCCTGCAAGATTCAAAACGCGAGAAAGCTTCTCTCGATTCCAGATGGACTTTGCGCCGTCACCAAGAAGCATCGCTTCCGTTTCGGCTTCTCCATGCTCATAGGCTTTGATGATGCCATCGAGATCGGGAACTTCTAGACGCAACTCGCCACCGTCTTTGAGTTGCTCTGCGATCCCTCGAAGCCATGCGATCGCTTCCTCGGTTTTGATCTTTGTGAGACCGTTTCCAATGTCACAGGCGCTCTTCTTTTCTTCCATGTTGTCTCCTGCCGTTGCGGCTCCAAAATGATAGGGCCGGAGCATGGATCCTGCTCCGGCCCTACAAGAGGAAGAGGACAATTTGTAGATCAACCGTTCACAACAATCGCCGCACCGAACTCGGCGGCCGTCACACAGCCATCCGATGGATTAGAAAGAGTGCAAACGATCGCGCCGGTTGTCATCGCGCCGTGACTTCCAGCGCCGATCTTGAGGTAACGCTTCTTGCCTCGAAGATCGATGTTGTAAGTGATCTTGGCGAGGCCCGTAGAGATCGCAGTCGTCGTCACCGTGTAATCCGTTCCAGAGACATAGCCTGGAATGTTCGCATGTCCAGAACCAGAGGTATCCGACTGTTGGACGATGTTGTTGGTGACCACGGTACCGATCGTGTGAGTCGTATTTGTGGTGCCATCGATGAATGAAATCGATGCATACGAGAACCCCACGGTGTCGAATTCTGCCGTCAAAGTTCCGCCTGCGGTTGCAGCGCCAGCAACTGTGATGGTCTTAAAGTTAGGAGCAAGCATGAATGAGATCCTCCTTCGGATCAGAGGGTGAACTTGACCATCGCGCCTGCGGCCGAAGAACTGCCGACGTTGGCGCACACGATATCGACGCGCTGAGTGCCACGAACGACGCGCTCGTCTTGCTCGAACGCATTGAGCGCCGAGTCAGAGAACGCGATCGAGGTCGCTCGGCGGTCTCCGAGGTAGCATCCCTGCTGAAGATCTCCGACATAGAAGGCGACGTTTCCGTTGTCATCTGCCGGATGCGGAATCGCCTGCGAGAACTCGACTGGATATCCGAGATATCGCGGCGCGAGTCCGTTCGAGAGTTCCGCCATAGTCGTTCCGCCAACGCCTTGCGCGAGGCGCTCGAAGATCGCGTGGAAGGTCGACTTGTTGCAGAAGAACTTGACGTTGTTGCGTTGGAAGGCCCACTGCGGAAGGATCGCGAGCGCGCTCGAGATTTCGTCGCGAGTCACGCCTGCCTTTGTGTTCGTGCTTGAAGTCGCGACCTGATAGGTTGCGTTCGTAAGAGCATTCTTGAGGCCCACGATGCCGCCGTAAGAAGAGGTGCCGTCGCCGTTAAAGCCTGCGTCATCTTCCTTGAAGGCGAATTGGTACGCGATTTCGTTCGCAACATCGCTTGCAAGATCGATCACGCTGTCCTCGAGCAGTTCGTTCGAGACGGTCGTGAGCGCCGTCAACTTGTGGGCGACAAGCTGGATCGAGTCGAATCCCATGGTCGACTCGGTGCCTGCGATTGCTTCGCCAACCCAGTACGCGGTCAAGCCGGTGTTCTTTCGTGGGATGCGGAGCGTGTCCGATGCCATGCGGTAGATCTTCGCGTTGCGACGGAACACACCATACTGCTCGCGGAGAGTCACCAGTTCAGCGGCCATCTCGTCAGGAACAAGGAAGCCACCTTGCGAGTTTACGCCTTCGGTATGTGCCTTGATCTGAATGCCGTGGTTGCGGCAATTGTCGAGCGACTTCTTGTGACCCATGGTTGCGAGGCACCACGTACCGAACTTCCATGCCATCTCCTTCGATGAGAAGCTCTTGACCTTGTTCGAGTAGGTCGCGACCTTCTCCCAAGGCTTCTCATCGACGTTGCCGACAACGGAGAGACCGCGAGGCATCGAATCCAGACGCGAAGCGACTTCGCGACGGATGCTCTTGGTCATCTCTTCCTTTTCTTCTTCCTTCATCGCGTCAGTCTCAGGCGCGGCGGCCTTGATGACAACATCGAGGCTCTCAGGGTCGACCATTATGCCTTCGGCATCGGTGACCATGTAGCCTTCGAGAATCAACTTCTTCTGGTGCGTGACGCCTTCAGCGCCTTTGATCTTGGCGGCGCGATCGAGCGCGGCCTTGAACTGATCGAGATTCATCGTCTTCATTTCAAAAACTCCGTGTGACATCAACGTCTTTTCCCGTAAGGAAGCGTTTCAAGCGAAGTGCCGTGAGCGCGACCGCGGTATCAGAGATAGATGGAGCCGCGAGCGCGAGCAATCTCGCGAGCGACGGCCTCTTGAATAATCGGCTTGGCTTTCTGCGCGAATGAGGGCGCAGGGATCGAAATCGAAACGACAGTGCGCTTTGGTGCTTCGATACCGAACCAACGCTTCGCGCCTGCGGGCGACACGATGCCTTTCTTGACGGCTGTGATAAGCGCTTCTGGATTCGCTTGCAAAGGTGCAAGCGAGATCTCCAGCAACTTCCAACGCGAGTAGATCGTCTTCACAGCATCGCCGTACTTCTTGCGGTCTGCATCTGTGGCGCGACGAATACCGCCGTCTTCTGGAACGTACCCAACAGAGACGGCGCGAACGATGCCTTGGCCGACGAGCGCCGCGGCGACTTCAGGGAAGAACTCTCCTGCGTAGCCATCTGGTCGCTTCGCGAAGACGAACTCGCCGAGGATGTCTCGCTCTCGTCGCTTGAGTTGCGTCGTCGTTCCGACTGGCTCTGAGTAGTCGTGATTCCAGAAGAGCGTTGGGTTCTGCTCAAACTCCTTGGAGTTCATGCCGCTCGGAATCAGAACTTCTCCGTCGCGATCGAGCGTCTCTGCCGTGATCACAGCAGAGAATCCCTTCGCGGTTTGCGAGAGTTGCGCTCCGAGTGCTTTGCGCTTGAGTTCGATCTTCATTCTCCGCTCCATGGTTGGTTCAGCGCCATCTCGGCTTCTTGCTCGGCCAATGCTTCATCGAGAATGCTTTGGTATTCACCGTCGAGTTTCGGCATCAGCGAACATCGGCAATTCGGATGCAAAGGAGGCCCGTCGATCGATTCGTAATCCGCGACCATTGTGCCTCCATCCTTGCCTTGAATCTCCGAGCCTTGCTCGTAGAAAGAGCCGTCGATGTCGACTGCGTTGTTCGAGAACGCTTCCGACGCGGCCTCGCAGAACTCACACGGATCAGGCGCGAGAAGCCAAGTCTTTCCCGTCACGACTCCAGATGCCTTCCATGCTTCGACTTCAGCGCGTCGGCTTGCTCTCTGTGATTCCGTTCGAGCGATGGTCAAGGCGCGTCGCTTCGTCTGGCGCTCTGCGTCGCCTTCGGCCTTGGCCCACTCTTTGACGCGATCGGCCAACTGCGGAACTGTTTCACCGTTGGCGACACCTTCGCCAAGTATCTCTCGGAAGCGAACTGCCGTGTATCCGTTCACGGAGTTCGCGGCTCGATCCGCAAGGCGCACCGATTCGCTTCGCGCATAGGCTCGAAGATCGTCTCCGCGCTTCTCGAACGTCACGGGGAGCGCAGAGAGCTTCTCGAGCGTTTGTCGTCCGATGTCGAGACCGGCGAGCAAAGAATCCTCGAGATACGGTCGAAGCGCATCGATGAGCTGCTTGTTCCATCGCTTCGATGCGAGGATGCTTTCGATTTCCGTGACCAATTCTTGCGTCGGAGCCGATGCGCCTTCGATCTTCTCGAGCACGGCTTTGACTTGCCGATCGAAGATCTTCGAGACGCTCGATCCGATCTCTTCTTCTTGCTTGGTGATCTTCTCGAACTCGCGCTTCGCGTCTCGCTCACTCGCCTTCGTGTGGATGAAGCGCGGCTCGACTTCATCGGCCTCGATGGCTTTCGTCCACAGCGATTCAAGAGAGATGCGCTCAGATGGCTTCGCCAGCGGATCGCCGCCGCCGTTCTTCGCGCAGCATCCGCATGACTTCTTCTTTCGCTCGGCGTTGCGCTCGCGCTCGCGATCAAACTCATCGCGCTTTCGCTTCGCCCACGCGAAGCCATCATCGCCGCCCCAACCGTTCCATGCTTGCCATCCCTTGCCTTGATCGTCCCAAGTCGAGCCTTCCTTGTCGGATTCGTGGCGCTCGAAATACGCCACCATGCGTCGGATCGTGTCCTCGGAAAGCGCAACGCGATTCGCGAGATCTCGAGCACGAGCGATGCCGACAGCAGTCATGCCTCGCTCGGATTCCGGCTTTCGTGCGCGAACCTCAAGCGCTCGCTTCGCATTGTCTGCAACCGACTGTGGAGGTCGAGTGTCGATGTCGCCGAGAGCCTTCGTGACCGTCGGCAGAGTCTCCATCAACTCATCGAGCACGAATGATGC